CGCCGCTGCTTACCCTTTTGTTTGATCTTACGACGCACATCGTTAATCTCATTCAGTAATCCAGCATTGAAAGAGGCCTTCACCTTTGTAGACCTTGCCCGTTGTTGTACACCCTTCTTACGCTTAGGCAGCTGCATTTGCACGCGCGCCATACGCGGTCCTCTAGGTGCCCTCATCCGCCCCGGTGTTACCATGGGAGGGTTTCGCGGTGCTGAGGGAACAAAGTCTGACGGAGGCTGGTCGAAGGCATCAGCGATTTGACCCACCCCCTCAATTCCGGCTCCGATTGCTTGCCCGCGGGCTCCGCCGAAATAGGAGACCACGGGCGCGACATATTTTCGCGCAACGTTGAGCGCCCCCTGAGCAGCTCCCGTTATAGCACCCCACAGATCCCCCCAGCCGTTCTCATTGAACGTAACGGCGACAGGTAAACTTTGTGAGATTTCCGAATACAATTCCAGAGCCTTGATGTCATACTCTGGTGAACGTTTTGCAGACACGATCAAGTCCAGATCATCCTGCGTAGGGAAACGCTCAATGTAAACAATGTAATTGATGGTAAGAGTGGTAGAGTTACTCAAGCCCGTGAAAAACGTGCCTGACATATTCATTTCCGTCCAACTAACGTTGGGTACTGTGGCCACTCCTGAATTCACAGCTGCGAGAGGTGTTCGTGATGTATGCGCAAACAGAACATTATTCTCCAGTTGAGTATTCGTGTACATTGCCGGTTGTGTAAAGTTGAGTCCAGTGGCTGGGACATCAGGAGTGTTAAACACTCCGACGTTATAAGACCCTTTGGCGGCCTCCCATGCGCGTGTTCCTGGGAACAACTGTGCCTGCGCAATTGTCAACGGCGGTTTAGGCACATAAACCACCGATGCTGCACCGTTATAGAAAATAGTATCTCCCGATGCATTATTGGAGATTGTCATGGTGGAACCATCATCATTTTGTGCGACCGGCACACGATACATCGTGGCGAGACCTTGTCTGTTTAGGTCGCTAGTTGTATTGACTATTTCCATGGCCATGGCAACAATACGCTGGTTACCGAGCAGATATGTACTCGGGATACCTTGAGCCGTATTGCTACTAGTTCCCGCGACTGTGGGGGTGGCGATATCGAGCGGCGTCCCTGAAGGACCCGACAAAATTTGTATACCGCCAACCGTCACGTCGGTATTTACGTTGGGATTTGCCTGAGTGAGACGATTTTGATTACTGGCGCCGCCGTTCGCAGTCTGACCAGTCATCACAACACCGTTTAACCACGGCATCATCACTATATTGCAATCCCAATTGCCCGTTGCTGCAGGAGCAACTACCTGGAACGACTGTTTGACCACCTGGACGACAGAAGCATCGCCATTCGTGTCGGGATAACCGACCGGGTTTGTCAAGAACGTGTCATGGAACGGATCCAGAGCCTGTCGACACCATTGAGTTCCGCACGGGGTTAAACCACTCGATGCGGCTATACGATTGAATATCTTATCATTACGCGGCACTGACACCATAACGAAGACAACTTAAATCGGGCTGTATTCCTCCGGACTCCGATTCAAAACCACAATACAGTGTGGCAAGTGTCATATCGTCAAAATACGTAGACTGAATTGCTTCCCAAGACATGGTCTCTTTAGACCCTGGAATTTTCACCAGGCCAGTCAACTGACTGCCATGATACTTGTGCAAATATTCAATGTAATCCTGCAACATTTCCCTAAGTCCACCAACAGAATTATCGGCCCAGCTCTCTATTCGCAGAGCGCAAGCACGCATGTAACTCCATCGGACGTCAGCAGACTTACTTCCGAGTTCAAGTGAATCCATGATTCGACTCTTATCGGGTATTGGCATAT